AACAAGGAATTAACAGAAAAAGATTTTTTAGCAAATTTAGGAGAATATTAATATGAACGAAGAAGCACCAGCATTTAATTTTAGCGAGTTTAAAACTCAATATTTAGGGAATATTCAAGACCCTACTGAAAGGGAAACATTTCAAAAGAATTTAGAGCCGATAAAGGATGTTCAAAGTTTAGTTACAAGTTACGTTCATGCACAAAAAGCAGTAGGCTCTAAAGTAAATTTACCTAACGAAAAATCAGCTCCAGAAGAATGGGATAAATTATTTAACCGTTTAGGCAGACCTGAAAATGCAGATGGCTATGAGATTGAAACACCTGATTATAAGTTTGACGATAATGTTTTAAAAGAAATTAAAAAGGCAGCTCACGAGGCAGGCTTAACTAAGACTCAAGCAAATAAGGTTATCGGTTCTATCGCTAAGATGTCGAGGGAAGCAATGGAAGTTTTAGAATCTTCTAAAGCAGCACAATTAGAAGCAGTTAAAACGGAACGCAGTAAATGGGAAGATTTATCAACGACTGAAACAAAAGTTGATTTATTTTTAAAGCAAAATACTAAAAATGTAGAAGATTACGAAAAGCTTAAGAGCTTAATTGATACTGATAATAATTTGTTTAAATTTATGAAGGATGTAGCTTTAACGAATACGCCTAAAGATATCGGGCAAACTCAAGCGAATTTATCAGCTAAAGAAACACCTGAACAGGTAGCAGGTAGAATATTAAGTGATAGAAATAATTTTAATGATTGGTACAATAATGCTGGTCGTAATATGCCTGAAAGCGTAAGAAGGGAATTGCAAGAAGCGATTAATAAATCAAACCCTAAAGAGATCGGGAAGTATATAAGAAACTAAAGAAATTTTGAATCTTTATTAAAAATAGTGTAATATATAATTAATTCTCAATGAATCCGCTAGCGGGTAGTTCATTGTTTAAGAATCCGTGTTACGGGTAGTTCTTGTTAGAAGAAATTAGTTATACGTTACTCTTTTGAGTAACACAAATTTAATAGAGGTAAATAATGGTTTATTCAGTTGATCAGAACTGGATTAATACATACGAGGCAAATTTACATATTTTGTCTCAGCAAATGGACTCAGTATTTGAGGGCATTGTTAAAAAAGGTGATATTAATTCAGAATTTAAATTTTTCCCACGTATCGGCTCGATTTCGATGTCGGCAAACACTACACCAAATCAAACAACTTCATATTCTGACGTTGCACATACGATGCGTTCTGTTGATTTTACGCAATATGATGTAGCTCTTTATGTTGATAGAAAGCTTGATGTTTCTAGAATGCTAACTGACCCGACAAGCTCTTATGTCAAGTTAGGTGTTGCAGCTTGGAAGCGTAAGATTGATGAGGTTTGTATTGCAGCAGCTTTAGGTATTGCTAAAGATGGTAAAACTAGAGGTACTGATACAGCATTCCCTACAGCTACTAGAACAATTGATGTTAATTACATTGATGGTAACCCAGTAGGTGCAGGCAATGGTACTGGTACTTGGACTAACAGAGCTCAATCTGGTTTTACTTTAGCTAAAATCTTAAAGGGAAGAGAATTAACTTTAGCTTCTTTCGGTTTAGAGGCAGGCGATAGACTTAATTGTGTTGTCGGTACAGCGGAAGAAACTGAGTTAATGGGTATCCCTGAATATAAGAATAGAGACTTTAGCGATCAAAGACCTTTTGATAAACAAATGATTTATCAGCCGTACATTGGCACATGGTTAGGTATTGACTTCTACAGATCAGTTCTTTTAACGGATACTGACCCAGCGGGTGCAAGTAACCACTATAGATCATGTTTAATGTTTCCTACAAGTGGACTAGGTGCTTACATTGGTAACAATTTAGAAGTTGATATTCGTCCAAACCCTGAAAGAAGAATGGTTCCGACTATTTATATTTCTGGTGGTATCGGTGCGGTCCGTATTGAAGAAGTTAAAATGGTTGAAATTAGAACTTCTAGCGGTCTTGTTGATGCTTCTTAATGTATAATTAAGTAATTCTTTCATCATAAACCTTAAACCCTTGGCATAAACCCCGAGGGTTTTTTTTATTACCCATAACTCTATAGCTGACTATAGGGTTTAATAAGTCTATAGTCCACTATAGAGTTTAAGGGTATAATGTAAATATGCTAGTAAACAGGCTTAATGTATTTAATTTGGCTTTAATGCAATTAGGTAAAGACCCCGTAGTTGATGTTAATACTCATACTGTTGAGTTAGCGAAGTTAAGAGCAGTTGAGCAAATGGCTTTAGAATCTTTACTTCAATCGCATAGATGGGATTTTGCAATTCAAAAGCAGGAATTAACTTTTATTCAAGATTTATTAAATGAGGAATTTATTAAGCTTTATTCAATCCCCAATGATTGTATAGAGATATGGAGAGTTTACGACGTTGAAGGCGAGGATTTAGATTACTCAAAAGATAGCCGAGGATTAGCGACAAGTTCAGATAGGGTTTTTATTGAGTATACTTTTTTGCAGACAGATTACGGGAAATATGATGCAACGTTTTGCGAAGCTTTAGCAATGCGAATAGCAGCTTTAGCAGCTCCATCTGTTCAACATTCAGATTCTAAGACTGATTATATTTCAAGCACGGGGCAAAAGAAGCAGGCGGTAGCAGCAAGTAAAGCCATTGGGAGAAGTCAAAGGAACTGGGAGCAAAACACCACTTGGTTAAGAAACAGGAATAATTATTAATGCCTCGAATTTCAATTAATCAAACTAATTTTACTCAAGGTCAAATCTCTAAGCATTTTGCAGGGCGTTATGATTCTAAAGAATACTTAGAGGGAGCTTTAGAATTAACTAATGTAATAGTTAGACCCGAAGGCGGAGCGGTCAGAAGACCAGGAACAAAGCTAGTGCAGAATTATGATGATTATTCTAGGTCAATAGGATTTCAGATTACGGCAGGCACGGCAGCTAAATTAATATTTGAGCCTGACGGTAATATACAGATTATTGACCCTAGCGGAAGCCAATTTTTTTCAAGTGGCATTACTGGTGCAGCAACGCATGAATTTGATTATGCAAAGGTTAGAAGTTCTTTGATTATTGTTCATCGTTCTTTTGCTCCAAAAGAATTAAAACGTGCAAGTAATGGCACGTGGAGTATTAACGATTGGGTTTTTAAAGATGGACCGTGGGAAGAATTAAATTTAAATTCTCAATACAAGTTTAGACCAGAGGCGGATAATGCTAGCAACTGGGAGCCAGTACCATCTAGTGGAGGCGGATTTATTGGTACGGGGGGTTTAAAAATCGTAAATAAAAACGATAATCCTGTAAATTGGATTGGTACATCGGGAGCCTTATTTGATGCTTTTAGTGCAGGAAGAAAAATTAGATTTAGGCAAGTAGATAATCCTAATAACCCGACCGAAGAAAAATGGGCGGTATTTACAATTAATTCTAAAAATACAACAGACGTAAATGTTACGGTAGACCCCGAATATCCTTTTTTACTTGCGGGAGTTAATCATCATTCTAAAAATTGGCGGTTAAGTGCATGGTATCCAAACAATTACCCTGACAGGGTAGCACTTCATCAAGATAGATTATGGTTTTTCCGTGATGGTTGGTCATGGGCGACAATGGGAAGTAATTTAGATACCTTTAGCCCTTCTATACCAAGTTTAAATGACGACACTTATCAAGTTACTAATGATTCAGGTATTGCAGTTGAAGGCATTAATCCGACTACTACTACAACTCAATGGGCGGTAAGCTATCAAGCCTTGCACGTTGGGTTAGATGGAGGCGGGCAAATTATACAAGGACAAAGCACTTATAGCGGGATAACTCCAAGCACTGTAAGTATTGCAAGGCAGCACGGTTTGCCTTGTTCTAATGTAAAACCTGTATTAGCTAACTATTTATATTTTGTGGATAGCTCAAGGCAAAAGCTTTACAGACTTGAATATCAATATTTGTATAATGCTTTTTTGCCTAAAGAAATTACGGAAAGCGATAGAGATATTTTATTTCCAGGTGTAAGGGATATGACCTTTGTAGCTTTCCCGTGGAAAATGATCTGGGCGACACTGGAAGATGGCACTATTGCAGTTTGCACGATAGATGATGAGGAAAAGGTCTTTGCGTGGTCAAAAATTGTTTTAGCGAATAATTATAAAGCTCGTTATATTTTCACAGTAAACGAAGATTATGATTTTCCTTCTAAGCCGACAATTTATATTTTGACGGAAGATAGTTTGCTTTTAAGTTTTGGG